AGACGAGGAAATTTTGAAAATTTTCAAAGCTATGGGTGAAGAGGACGGAATCATGGTTCAAAAGGATGGTGATAATGTTCACATCACTGACAGTGATGAAGACGTTGAGTACATTGTAAAAATGAACGAAGGCGAACAAGATGACATCGAAATGGAAATGGGTGAGCAGGAAGAGGAAGATATGGACATGGAAATGGACATGGAAGATGAAGACGCTGACCTTGATGCTGTTCTTGCTTCTCTAAACTTGGAAGGTGACTACATGGAAGAAGAGATGGAAGAAGGTGATGACGTTTACTATGAAATCGAGATGTCGGAAGAAGACGACATGGAAGAAGGTGAAATGGAAGAATCGGACATGATGGACGGGGAACACAACACTGAAGACTATGATTTGTCTGAAGCTAAGATGACTGTAAAACCTAAAGGCGTTGGCATGGGAAGTCCCAAATTTAAGTATGGTAAAACATTACCTAAGCAGGGCTTTGATGACCATAAGAAAGAGGGTCCAAAAACAATGGGTACAGGTAAAGCTAAATTCGAATTCAAAGAAGGTGAAATGGAAGAGAACTATGGTTCTAAGAAACACGAATACAAACGTAAGAAAGTAGACGGTGTTGAAAAGAAAGCTGGTGACGAAAAAGGACACTACAAGGATTACGAAAAGAAGGAAGCTAAAGAAGCTGCACGTACTTACGGTTTCGGATCGAAAGAAGGTAGAGGTTTAAGAAAAGGTATCACTAACAATAGAAATTATGTTTATGGTGATAATGGTGTAAAAGTAGAATCTGTCGAAGCAGAATTAAAAGTGTTGAGAGAGAAGAATGAAGAGTACAGAAAAGCGTTGAATGTTTTCAGAGAAAAACTTAACGAAGTTGCTGTATTCAACTCAAACTTGGCATATGCAACGAGATTGTTCACAGAGCACTCCACTACCAAAAAAGAAAAAATAAACATTTTGAGAAGATTTGATTCAGTTGAAAACTTGAAGGAGTCAAAGAATCTCTATAAGACTATCAAAGAGGAATTGGACACTACCGATTCTAAGAGCATTAATGAAAGCGTTCAAAGATCGGTAAATAATTCTGTTTCTTCAGGATCTGCACAAAACCTCATTGAGTCTAAGACATACGAAAATCCACAGTTCTTAAGAATTAAGGATTTGATGTCAAAATTATAAAATAAAAATTCTCTAAAACAAAAATTAAAATGGGAGCATTATTAGAAAGTGGTCTTGTTGGTAACATCGGTCTTAAGCACCTTAAAGTTATCAAAGAAGATACAATCAACAAATGGGACAAATTAGGATTCCTCGAGGGTCTTAATGGACACCTTAAAGAAAACGTAGCTCAGTTGTACGAAAACCAAGCTTCATACCTCATAAACGAAGCTTCAACAACGGCTGACTCAGGTTCATTCGAAACTGTAGTTTTCCCAATCGTTAGAAGAGTTTTCTCTAAACTTCTTGCTAACGATATCGTTTCAGTTCAGGCAATGAACTTACCTATCGGTAAGCTTTTCTACTTCGTACCTCTAATTCAGGATTACAGAGTAGACACTGCAACTAATAAACAACACTACGCACCTTACGGTGCACCTAATGCGGAAGCTGGTCAAACACCTAACAGTGGTTATGACGTAAACCAACAGAAAGACCTTTATGATAGATTCTACGAAGGTAACGAAGCTGCTTTGGATCCTCCAGGTCTTTTCGACTATTCAAGAGGTGAGTGGACCGCTATCACAGCACCAATCACATCTGTCTACACAGCAACTTGGGCTGGAACTAATTTAGCACCTGCGAACTATGCGTACAACTCAGCAACTACTAAAGTATTGTTGATTATGACAGGTTTTGCATCAGACGGTGCTGGTAAACTTATCGGTCCTGATGGTAACCCAATGGATACTGAAACTTTCTTGGCTGGTTTGACAATCAGAGGTGCAGCTGGTAACATGTGGACTTCAGCTAACACGTCAAACAACTATCTATTCAGAGTTGTTACTCAAAGATATGGTAAAGGTATCGTTCAATACGGTTCACAAGCGACAGCTCTTTACCCAAGTAGTTTAACTGACGGTGGTAGATACGATGACGTTTGTAACGCTCAAGGTCAAATCTATTTGGAAGTTGACCTTACAGTACCTGCAGAGGTAGGTGCAAACAGTATCGATGGATATGCTGGAACACCGTTCTCTTCGAACACTTCGGCAAACAATGCGTTTGTTTCTACTTACAGACTTTACAAAAACTTGGAGTTTGAAGATAAGATCGGTGAAGTTTCTTTCGACCTTCAGTCTGTGACTGTTTCGGTTACTGAAAGAAAACTTAGAGCTCAATGGTCTCCTGAAATGGCTCAAGACGTTGCGGCATTCCACAACATCGACGCTGAAGCTGAATTGACAGCTTTATTGTCTGAACAAGTTGCTGCGGAAATCGACCGTGAAATCTTGAGAGACCTTAGAAAAGGTGCTGCTTGGGATCTTCGTTGGGACTACAATGGATGGAAGAGACTTGGAACAAACGCAGTTCCTTACACACAGAAGGACTGGAACCAAACTCTTATCACAGCAATCAACCAAATCTCAGCTCAAATCCACAAGTCAACCTTAAGAGGTGGTGCTAACTGGATCGTTGTATCTTCAGAGGTTTCTGCAATCTTCGACGACTTGGAATACTTCCACGTATCGAACGCAGCTCCTGAGCAAGATCAATACAACATGGGTATCGAAAGAGTTGGTACACTTGCTGGTAGATATCAGGTTTACCGTGACCCATACTTCCCTGCAAACCAGGTGTTGTTAGGACACAAAGGTACATCATTACTTGATACAGGTTACATTTACGCTCCGTATGTACCTCTACAACTCACTCCAACGATGTATAACCCATTCAACTTCACCCCGATCAAGGGTATCATGACAAGATACGCTAAGAAGATGGTGAACAACCGTTTCTACGGTAGAATCACAGTTGATGGTGTTAGAACATTCGACTTGAGAGAATTGAGATAATATCTCAAAACACTTTATCAAAGGGGACTTCGGTCCCCTTTTTTATTTTCTATACTTTGGTTTACAATACGGAGACTCATTTCCAAAATACAAACACCTTAAAACTTCGACCTCAGTTCTGAGTTGTTCATATTTATCCCCATAATAAGGTCGATGTCCATTCCTAACAACTGTTGTAAGGAAGTATTCACCCTCAACTATACGTTTACTCATTTCGTTCTTGTTCATCACTCTAATGCAAAAAAAATGGGTCCTACGACCCTGTATTATTCTGATTCAAATCAGTTCGATTAAGTATTCTTATGGATTTGGAAAGAATCTCTGATTCTTCCAAAGAATATAAACCTTTACTCAATGCAGCATTAATAGCTAATCTAATTATGTATAAAGATTGTTCCTCAGTCAAGTCACCGATAAAAGATTCAAAATGAGAATCTTCTTTTATCTGAATTCTATCAAAAAGTATAAACGAATTGTCCATTGTATTTATATATAAGAAAAAGAAAAAATATGTCAAATAACTCACAAGAATTTCTTGAAAAAATGTTAAATGAAGATTTAGCAGTTTGGTTCGGTACGAAAAAAAAACCGAAAGGTTCCAAACAACCAAAAGGACCATGGGTTAATATTTGTAGAAAAAAAGAGGGTGGAGGTCATCCACCTTGTGGTCGTCCTGAAGGAGAATCAAAAGGTTATCCTAAATGTAGAGCCGCGGGTGTGGCGTCAAAAATGACTGATGCTCAGAAAAAATCCGCTTGTGCTCAAAAAAGAGCTGCAGAAAAAAAAGACCCCAAAGTTGGTAAGGGTAACAAACCAACTATGACGTCTTACAAACCAAAGAAAAAAAATGAGGGACTGAGAGACCTAATACAGAAAGTTCTTAAGGAGTCTTTGAAGTCGAATCATTAGTGGAGACAACGTTACTGTCAATTGTTTCAGTAGTTACGAGATTGACAGGTATATCAACTTTAGGTTCTGAACTTTGTTTTATTAAAACTTTCTGAATAGGTTTAACCTCAGGTGTGATTGGCTTTGATAGTTTCACAGAATCACCTTTGATTACTTCAGTATTAATAACGGATACATTTTCCTTTGAAAAAAGGGGTAACATATCACTTATTTTTACAAGTAATGAAACAAGTAATGATACTGTGAATAACATTACAGAGAATCCAATGTAGAATAAAGTGTGGAATGGATGTTTCATTTGACTTCGTGTAAAATTTTTTGTAGTGAACTTTGAATGTTAGATGTAATTTGTCTTTCGAACTCGTCTCTACGTTTTTCAACCTCGGTATCAAAATAATCAATCAAATAATTCCACGGTTTGTCTGTTATATAAACATCATAGGCATATACGTGGTTAATAATCTTAACTCTGTGACTATCCAAAATGATAAATATATCAGATTTTTCACTTTTAATATAACGTTTACCACTTCGAGGAGTCAGAAGTAAGGTACTCTCATTTTGATTAATTAACCTTTTACAAATAGCAATCGAATCCCTTTCGTAAACAGATTTATCGTAATCTGTTTGAAGTAAACGAAAAACTCTTAAAGATTGTTTCTGAATAAATCTACGGAATTTGTGGTAGTGGTTTTTCATGAGTAGTTATTTAACTACAAATATACAACAAAGAAATCAATTCACAAAATTAACAATAAGCACCTGAACATCTTTTCTTACCGTCAAGACCAGGTTGTTTTCCTTTACAGACTTGTACTGCGTATCCATTTGCATACGCTGAAGGGTAAACATCATACTTAGCCATAGCAGCTGACTTACCTCGAGCACATAACTTAGTACCCGTTTTTTTTCTACCTTCCATGACATCAACATTCATTTCCATGTAATCTTGATTATCTTCACCATCACCTTCAATCTCATTCATGAAGAAATCAAAGATTTGATCCATATTCTCTTTAGCGCTAGCAACGTGATCTTGTGCCCAATCATGCCCATTCTCTATTATTTGATGAAGAACTTCTTTATCCATATCCAATAACATATCGGCTTGTCTTTTGATTTGTTCAAGATTCGAAAAAAACATGTATCTGTCATTTTCATGTTCTGCCTCTTGTAGAACACGATTAACTAATCTTTTTAAATCTGTTTCGGTAAGTTTTACTATTTTTTTCATTTTTTGTTTACGATTTGAAACTGTAATGTGTCTTTATAAATATCTTTTTCACCACTTGTATTCACTTGTATATCTACGAAGTACTCATTTGGTATTTTATCCCTCATGTCAAACATGAAGTAGTATTCATTCGGCGTTCTGTTCACAGGAGTCCAATCTTGTACCTGTACCTCTGTTGTACCCTCTCTCACATATACTCTGTAGTAAATGTCGATGTTTGGTATTTGTACGTTTGTAGACCATTGTTTTTTAACAACAACCCCCACTTTACGCATTTCATTGTTAAGAATCTTTTCGTTTTGAAGAATACCATAGAAGTCAAAACCAAACTTTTCAGGTTCACGAGACATAGGTCCTATGTTAATACCTGCGGTGTATGGTTGGAGTATAAACTGATTCTCAATGTTCGGGATAGATTGTCCGTTAATGGTCAGTCCTGTCCATAGATCATAATAAAGGCATGGTGTTGGAGAAGTTGTGAAGATATTCGGTACGGTTACCTCATATACTCCTTTTGTCACCAAACATGTTGTAAGACCTTGTCCACCAGCGTAAGGATTACCATTAGCATCTAAGATATTAACACCTGGTAAGTTGTCCAAGTTAACGTAATCTCCATTTTGGTAGATGTATAGGTAAAGTTTGTTTGTTTGATTCTTTAGGAATGTGTTTCTATCATCTTTTATAAGGTCGTTGTAGTTTGTCTGTAAGAAGGGTTGATAGAACGTCTGTGTGTATTTGGAGAAGAATCCTACACTGTATGCTGAGGTTAATCCCGTTAGAGTTTCCAAATCGGGCATATAGGCAACACCCCACCCTGTAACACCTGTTAATGATCCATCGAGTATTGAGTTTATTTCGTTTGTCATATTAAACGAAATGTCTTCGTTACCTAGTTCAAAGTGTTGGGTGTCGACAATGGTAAGGGCTGAGTAGTTTAGACCTGCAGTTGCTCCTGTTTGTGTGTTAATGTTGTCGTATACTCCAGGTACAACCCAATTTGATACGGTTGTTGTTTGATACCAGTTTGAAGGTCTGGTAGAAAACATTTTGTCGTTGAACTGTTGAACTGTAGTCAGGGAT